TTAAATTATAAAATCTCAACACAACTTATGCAAAGACAAAACAAACCAACTATAATCAAGCAATTTACTAAGCAAAACACCAATAGCAACATGACTAAAGCAACATTTTTCGTTAGAAACGTCAACTATGGGAATGCCAGAGCATCGGCATTGAGCGAGGAAGATAAGATCGCGCAGCGGCGTGAAATACTTGGCAACATACTTGATCGGTTGCAGACTAATAATCAGGCTCCATCATATGTTTTTGGGGCAACTGGTTACGGGAAAGTCCAAAATAGCAAAGCGTTATGTGCAAAGCGCATGGGAGCCCGGTATAACTGGGACGATGATGTATATGAATGCACTACCTGTAGTGGTGCATTTCAGACAAAACTGGACTTTAAGGAACATGACTGCGATGAGGAGAATGAAGACATTGACATGACTCCTGAAAATTTCTCTCTCAAAGCAGAGGAGTTTCCCAATCTGCAAGCAGACATCATTAGTGAGCCGAAGAATGAAGATGCCGTTGTCTTCTTTGGAAGCTTTGAAACACCTGTGCCACTTGTGAGTGCAACCAAACTTAACGAAGCACCTATTATACATGAGTGTCAACAGGAGCTTATTAACGTGTCAAACGATAAACTAGAGCAAGGCGAAGTTAGCGTATCAAAAAGCATAGAGGAAACCCATGTCGCGGAACACAAGAAACCAGATCCGTCTTTGGTCAGCCTACAGAGCAGGCAACGTACTAAGCATGCATCGAAAAAGATGAGTGGAAACAGCTTTCCCGAGTTGATCCAACATCTTACCCGGATAGTGCATGATAGACAGCTCGATGTTCATTTCGTAGGTAAGAGGAGATTGGACGGTCGCTGTGTGCGAAACAATGGGAAGTCTTACTTACAGCTACAGACTAAACACACTCTAGGTCTTAAGAGAAAAGTGGATTGCCACATCCCAAAGGGCCTGGAGCACATAATACACGCAATTGCAAAGGGTAGTGGCTACAAAGCACGTACCCACATTAGTGACATTAAGAAAGGATGGAGTGGATTTGTTCTGCAACCAAAAAATATCATTGGGCGAATTGGGAAGCACATGCACGATTTCTTTGTCGTGCGAGGTTCTTCGCGAGGGAAGCTTGTTGATGCATGTGCGCGTATCAACGTGAATGAAACGAAGCTTGAGTATTTTAGTGCAGGTAAAATCATTTGGAAAAGTTTCGAAGATGAATTTGTGAAGCAGCGGCCGGACATAAAGCACAAATGCACATCAGATATTGAAGTGGAGAAGTGTGGGGTACTAGCAGCAACGTTAGTCCAATTATTTCACCCTTGTGGGAAGATAACATGCATGGAGTGTATAGCGGATGCGACAAACAAATCATCTGTTGAATACATCACAGACTTACTCACTCGATTACCATTGGCAAGGGAGAAGGTAGAGGAGCTTAATGCATTTCCACAAGTACTGAATCTCTTAACACTCTTAGAAGCCAACTTTGCGAAGCCTTCATACAATAGTGAGGTATACGATCTAGTGTTGCAGAGTATCGGGCACATAAAAACACAGCCATTTGATAAACTGAACGATATGAATTCACTTCTCGTGAACCATCATGGGTCAATTTCGAGTCCTGCTATTCAAAGATTACAGGATGATTTACTTGAAGTTGTGCGCTATACGAAGAAGCGGACGAGCTCAATTGATCGTGGGGAATTGCAACACTATAGGAACAAGATTGCTTCAAAAACACATTTCAACTTGGATCTAATGTGTGATAATCAACTCGATAAGAATGGAAATTTTATTTGGGGGGAGAGGGGATACCATGCAAAGCGATTCTTCCTGAACTACTTTGATGTTATTGATCCTACAGCAAATTACTCAAACCATATCGTGAGGCGCAACCCAAACGGGTCAAGGAAATTAGCAACAGGACGGCTAATTGTATCAACAAATTTTGAGGCGTATAGAGAGAATCTAAGAGGAGATAAAGTGCACACGCATCAAATCACAGAGGAGTGCGTGAGCCGTGAGGGAAGAAATTTTGTATATAGTTGTTCATGCGTCACACATGAAGATGGTAGCGCTTTGGAGTCACGTGTCATATTACCAACAAAGAACCATCTTGTACTTGGTAACTCTGGCGATCCAAAATATGTTGATCTACCGATTGACACTGAGTTGACATTATACATTGTGAAGGAAGGATACTGTTACATCAACATCTTCCTAGCAATGTTGGTGAACGTGCGCGAATACACAGGCAAACCTTACACAAAGATGGTCCGGGACGTGTTGGTGGAAAAACTTGGTAAATGGCCAACTATGATGGACGTCGCAACAGCATGTAGCTTTCTAACTGTGTTCTATCCAGATACAATTACAGCAGAATTACCCCGAATTTTAGTAGATCACGGTAGTAGGAGTTTGCATGTTATAGATTCATATGGTTCACTAGACACAGGATTTCATATATTGAAAGCGAATACTGTAAATCAGATATTGCACTTTGCTAGTATGGATCTTAATTCTGAACTAAAACACTATCGCGTGGGAGGTAAGACGACCGACGTGCATTATGTTGATGTCTCTCCAAAGCTTGACATGACTACTCAAACGCTATATATGTTGATTACAAGCATCTACAAGCCTACACGATTCAAGCAAATCATAGAGCAGGAACCATTCACCCTAGTGCTGTCAGTGTTGTCACCAGCTGTAATGCGTGCCATGTTGAACAATGAATCGTTTGAAAGAAGCATATCCTATTGGATTCATAGGGATAGAAGCATCACACAAATCATGGCGCTACTGCAAACTTTAGCAAAAAGAATCCCAGTATCCAATAGCTTGCAGGATCAGATGCAGTTTCTAGAAAACAATGTGGAGATATTGCATAGAGTACTTGAGAAAACTAACCACACAATGCATTCAAGGGTCTTAGCGGGCGATGTTGTGCGAGCGTTATATAATAAGAGTCTCACTGACAAATCGCTGTTGGAAGAGGGTTTTATGAATACGATGGACTTTTCTCGAGAAATCTATGAAAAAAATTATCAGGATCATTTACAGGAGCAATGGCAAGAGCAACCTTTGTCGCAAAAATTATCTTCAATCATTGCTACTGCAAAGTACTACTTGCGAAGTGTTGGACAAACAAAGCTCGTCGCTCCAGATTTAGGAGGCAAAGCACATGCATACACAAAGCGATCACTTGGTGTGATTGCAAAAACGGGCAATGCAGTAAGAGAGAGTGCGCAACGATGTTGTAGCACGTGGTATTATAGCATTTTTAGGCATGTATTTTTCTATTCTCTACATAGTATTAGGCGACTGTGCCCTGATTTATTAACATATTGTAGCGTAGTTGGTGTGTTTTATTATATGGTAAGTTTGTTCATTAAAATTAAGAGTTATCTAGATGTTCATAAATCACTAAAGGAATTAAAAGCTGCTAGCGAATTTAATAAAAAGGTGAAGCATTTGGACTATTTGTATGGTCAGCTATGTGTGAAGCTAAACGGGCCACCCAGTGAGAGCGAGTTTCTGGAATACATTAATAGGAAGCAACCTAGTCTAGACCAAATTGCAAAACTTGAAACGAGTCTGGGCTTGCCGAGGATGGAGTTCCAAGCAAAAGGGGATTTCCAACACCTCGAGAAAATGATCGCTTTGCTTGTGTTACTCACCATGCTCTTTGATGCCAATCGGAGTGATGCAGTTTATAAAATATTGAACAAGTTTAAAGGCGTCATGAGCTCCATCGATAAGGAGCCGATGTTGCATCAGAGTTTGGATGACATACAAGATATAATTGAAGAGAAAAACCTCACAGTTGACTTCAACTTAACAGATGCGGATCCCACCATTAATCGAATACCTGGTGCCACATTTTCGCAGTGGTGGAAAAATCAGATTGAACGTAACCGTATGTTACCAACCTACAGATCAGGAGGACATTTTCTGGAGTTCACTAGGGCTAATGCAAGCAGTGTAGCATCGACAATCGCGCATGAAGAACATAGAGAGATTTTAATTAGAGGAGCCGTGGGTTCTGGGAAATCAACTTCGCTACCTTTCCATTTGCACACAAAGGGTTCAATCTTGTTGTTAGAACCGACTAGACCATTGGCCGAAAATGTGTACAAGCAGCTGAAGGGTGCGCCATTCTTCACTAACCCAACTTTCAAGATGAGAGGTTTAACGCAGTTTGGATCGTCGCCAATAACTGTCATGACTAGTGGATTTGCCTTTCATTATTACGCCAATAACGTCAACCAATTAAAGGACTTCGATTTTGTGATGTTTGATGAGTGCCACTGTTTCGATGCACAGGCGATGGCGTTCTTTTGCTTACTAAAGGAGCATGAGTACGGAGGGAAAATCCTCAAAGTTTCAGCAACACCTCCAGGTCGTGAGGTAGAATTTACAACGCAGTTCCCTGTTGATGTGCGTATTGAAGGTCATTTAAGTCATCAGCAGTTTGTTAACAATTTGGGTACAGGTGCAAATAGTGATATTCTCTCCTGTGGAGATAATATTCTCATTTATGTAGCCAGCTATAACGAAGTTGACCAATTAAGCAAATTACTGATGGATCGGAAATTTAAAGTTTCGAAAGTTGATGGTCGAACTATGAAAAGTGGCAAGATTGAAATAATCACGGAAGGTACCTCTACTAACAAGCATTTCGTAGTGGCGACGAACATAATTGAGAATGGAGTGACGCTTGATGTGGACGTTGTGGTGGATTTTGCAACTAAGGTTGTTCCAGAGCTTGATGAGGATGCACACATGATTCGGTACAACAAGAAGAGTATATCGTATGGCGAGCGGATACAACGGATGGGATGTGTAGGACGACACAAGCGAGGAACGGTGCTCAAGATTGGTGAGACAGAGAAAGCTAGTTGGCGTGTACCACCGTGTATTGCAACAGAGGCAGCGTTTTACTGCTTTGCACATGGTTTGCCGGTGATCTCAGATGGAGTTTCCACAAGCGTACTTGAAAACTGCACGGTACCACAAGCGAGAACAATGATGCAGTTTGAATTGAGCATTTTCTTTATGTTCCACTTTGTAAAGCACGATGGTAGTATGCATCCAATGATCCATGATCGATTAAAACAATATAAGTTGCGTGACTCAGAAATTGTTCTGAATAAGACAGCGATTCCACACAGAGGCCTAACTGCTTGGCCCACAGTCGAGGAAATGAAGCGCCACGGTTGCTCCATAAGTCAACCAGATGATGTCAGGCTACCTTTTTACATTAAGGATGTGCCAGATAAACTATATGGTGACTTGTACGAAGTGGTGAAGAAATACAATGGTGATGCATGTTTTGGAAAGATTCGAGGAATGAGCGCCTGCAAAATTGCGTACACACTACAAACAGATCCAGCATCCATTCAGCGAACGATTAAGATACTTGATAAGTTGTATGAGAGTGAGCTACAGAAGAAAGCATATTTCGCTAATGTGACATCTAGTTCCTGTTCATCTTTTAACTACGCTCTCACTACCATCACAAACGCTATTCGAGCTAGACACATGCAAGATTATACAACTGAGAATCTAAGCGTTATCCAGAACGCAAAGAGCCAGCTACTTGAGTTCAATAACATACGAACGCCGAAAATGACAGAGGATGCGTTGGTTGACTACGGAGCTTTAGAGTGTATGATGTACCAGTCTGAGAACGAAATGAGTGATTTCCTCGGGTTAAAAGGGCGTTGGAACAAAAGCGTAATCATAAAGGATATAGTGCTTGCAAGCGTTACCGCTGTTGGCGGTGTCCTTATGATGTATGAGTACGTTAAAGGGAAGCTAGAGGAACCAATGGATTATCAAGGAAAGAATTACAGGCAACGCCAAAAACTTCGATTCCGTGAGGCGCACGATTCAAAGCACGCTTATGAGATACATGGCGACGACGCCCAGTTACAAACATATTTTGGCAATGCATACACGATGAAAGGGAAGAAGTCTGGTAATACAGTTGGAGCTGGTCGCAAGATGCATCGATTTTACAACGTCTATGGATTTGAACCCACTGATTATTCATTTGCTCGATACGTTGACCCACTTACAGGCGCCACCTTGGATGAGAGCACTGTAACAGACTTAAGCTTAGTGCAAGATCATTTTGGAACTATTCGGAACCAGATGCGGCAGAGTGGGGATTTGGAGCCAGATCAAATATCAAGAAATACAACAGTTGAGTGTTATTATGTCAATGATTTGGCTAAGAAGGTTTTAAAGATTGACTTAACTCCGCACAATCCACTGCGGGTGAGTGGGAGATCAAATAACGTGATGGGCTTTCCAGAAAGGACGCTAGATCTTAGACAAACAGGCGCACCAGTTGCAGTATCATATAATCAGTTGCCACCTTCAAAGCGCGATGTTGGTTCATTTGAATTCGAAGGCAAATCATTATTGAGTGGGCTCCGTGACTACAACCCCGTAGCAGCATGTGTGTGTAAGATAACAAATGAATCAGATGGAGTTATTACACACATCTTCGGTATAGGATATGGTCCATTCATAATCACGAATCAACATTTGTTTCGTAGAAACAACGGACTGTTGCGAATCTACACGCATGCAGGTGAATATCTCATTAATAACGCATGTACACTTAAAATGCATCCTATACCTGAGCGCGATATCATTATAATTCGCTTGCCAAAGGATTTCACACCATTTCCGCAACGTCTTAGATTTCGACCAACTCGTGTCGGTGAGCACGTATGCCTAGTTAGTTCTAACTTCCAAACGAAGAGCATCTCAAGTGTCGTGTCAGAGACAAGTGCGACAGCCGGAACAGCAAACAAAAATTTCTTTAAGCACTGGATAACCACAAAGCATGGACAATGTGGGAACCCCTTGGTATCCGTAACAGATGGGTGTGTCGTCGGAATTCATAGCATGGCGAGTACAGTTAGTTCAATGAACATGTACGTTGGCTTCCCTGAAAACTTCGTGGATGACTATCTTAGCAACGACTTATTAGAATGGACGAAAGGATGGAAGCTGAGTGCAGATCGAAGTTGTTGGGATGGTATCACGCTGGTGGACAGCAAAGCTGAAGGCTTATTCAAGCTCACAAAGGAGATGTTCACCCTCGATGATGGACAATGGGAGTTTCAGTCAGGCAATAAGGATTGGATGTACAACAAGTTGGAAGGGAACCTGAAAGCTGTTGGTCGCACGAGTGGGAACTTGGTGACTAAACATTCGGTTAAAGGGAAATGCATGCTTTTCCAAACATACTTGTCGGTGGAGCCAGGGGAGGCAGAATATTTTACACCACTCATGGGTGCCTATTTGAAAAGTGCACTCAACAAGGAAGCGTACATCAAAGACTTAAGTAAGTATTCAGGTGAAATTAGCGTTGGCAATGTTGATTGCGATGTGTTTGAACGGGCTTTTGACAAAGTTATTACGTTGATGGAGAGTAAGGGCTTTCATGAGTGTGCGTACATCACAAATGAGCATGAAATATTGGCTTCGCTAAATATGAAAGCAGCTGTCGGTGCTCTATACTCTGGAAAGAAGCGTGAGTATTTTGCAGACTTCTCCAATGATGATAAATATGAAATTGTCAAAGAGAGTTGTAAGAGGTTGTTCCTAGGAAAGATGGGTGTGTGGAATGGTTCCCTAAAAGCTGAATTACGACCAATTGAGAAGGTCATGGCTAACAAAACACGTTCATTCACTGCAGCACCTTTGGATACACTCCTTGGCGGAAAAGTTTGTGTGGATGACTTCAACAATCAATTCTACAGTCGACACTTCGACTTGCCTTGGACAGTTGGTATGAGTAAATTTCGTAAAGGGTGGGACACTCTACTAAGGAAGCTTCCTGAAAATTGGGTGTATTGTGATGCGGATGGCTCTCAGTTCGATAGCTCATTGTCACCTTATTTGATAAACGCTGTCCTTAGACTTCGACTACACTTCATGGAAGATTGGGATGTTGGGGAGACTATGCTGAAAAACTTATACACAGAGATTGTGTACACACCAATAGCAACACCAGATGGTACGATAGTCAAGAAGTTCAAGGGGAACAATAGTGGACAACCATCTACTGTAGTTGATAATTCACTGATGGTTGTCTTCTCAATGTATTACGCTATGGAAATGAGCAATATAGTTGACATCCATAATAAATGTGTGTTCTTTGTTAATGGTGATGATTTGATCATTGCTGTTGAGCCAGGGTCTGAGATCTTTCTGGATAGTTTACAAAATTTGTTTCACCAACTTGGTCTAAATTACAGCTTCGATAGTCGAACACGCAATAAGGAAGAATTATGCTTCATGTCACACATGGGTCTTCTACAGGATGGCATTTATATACCAAAATTGGATAAAGAGCGTATAGTGTCAATACTGGAATGGGATCGAGCTCAGCAACCTGAACACAGGTTAGAAGCCATCTGCGCAGCTATGATCGAGGCGTGGGGTTATCCAGATCTCTTGGATCGGATTCGAAAGTTTTATTGTTGGATTCTCGATCAAGCACCATACAGCGAACTGAGCACAATAGGTAAAGCACCATTCATTTCTGAGGCTGCTTTACGCAATCTCTACACTGATTGCAAGGCCACGGAGTTTGAACTGGCGAAGTATCTCGAATTATACGATAGTGATGCACCTCCGGATGAAACATTTGAGTATCAGGCAGGCGAGGAGTTCGACGCGGGAGCACAAGCAAACAAGAATCAGAAGAGCGGTGCAGACAAGGCAATAGAGCAGCGGAACCCATCTACCTCACAAGCTAGCACACATGGGAAGAATGATAGCAGCAGTTCAGAACTGAGCATGGGCAAAGACAAAGATGTGAATGTTGGTACCACAGGGACATTCAGTGTACCACGGATAAAACAAATTTCGCAGAAAGGCATAGCAATTCCGATGGATGGAGAAAGGTCTATACTCAATTTAGACCACCTCTTACATTACAAACCTAGTCAGTTATGCATTTCAAACACAAGGGCCACTAGGACGCAATTTATGGCGTGGAAAGCAAGGCTACAGGATGAATATGGTGTCACTGCGAGCGAAATGAGTATTATTCTAAATGGCCTGATGGTGTGGTGTATAGAGAATGGCACTTCACCAAATATAAATGGTGTTTGGACAATGATGGATGGAGAGGAACAGGTTGAATTTCCTTTACGACCAGTTGTAGAGCACGCACAACCAACTTTGCGGCAAATAATGGCGCACTTCTCGGCACTTGCAGAAGCCTACATTGAGATGAGGAATTCAGAGCAAGCATACATGCCGAGGTATGGATTACAAAGAAATCTAACAGACATGAGTCTCGCACGGTATGCATTTGACTTTTATGAAGTCACATCAAGAACACCAGTTAGAGCGCGCGAGGCTCATGCACAAATGAAAGCAGCAGCTTTGAGGAATTCAAGGCCAAGACTGTTTGGACTGGACGGCAACGTCACAACTATGGATGAGGACACGGAGAGGCACACAGCACATGACGTGAATGCACGGATGCACCATCTTGATGGTGCGCATATGCAGTGATGTTTCGGTTGACAACCGGTTATAGACTTCCACTTAAAAAGTCTCGAGTGCCAAACTTGTATTTTGGCTAGTGTAGTGAAACTATGATTCACTCGTTCAAGGCAGTTTCTACTTTAAGGATGACTCGAGAATTAATAGCTCTCAATGCCGGCCACGTTGGTGGCTACCAAGGCTCAACACTTAGTTTGAAGCTGATCATCTGAAGATCTATCCTGATCACGGTTAAGTAAAGAAGGTGAATTCAATTGTTAAGGAGAGTAAGTCTGAAGCCTTTATGGTGTATAAGCGGCCCGAATTTTGATAACCCACCTTTACCCTGCGACGGAGTGCTCCTTTAAAGACTAGCTAGGATTGAGACCGAATTCTCACGTGCTGGCATGGCCAGCGGCTGATCACCTAACGATTAGTTGACCACTTTATAGTCAATTTGGAACCCGTAGTATCCTATCCTTACCTAATATCGTAAGTTTTATTTACTGGTGTAGCGTGGTACAACCACCTTATAAACACTTTGAATATTAGGATCGAGCTGTTCATTTGAAGACACTGAGAGTGGTTAACCATGTGTGTGTTCCTATGTTGCAGTAAGAGAC